TTAAAGTATTTAATTATCTATTTACCATACAAAATACATTATAGTGATTCCAAAACGTCTATTTTTGAACTTAATATTATATCAGGTGGACATTTTTGACATATAATATCATAAATATTCTATGATACGAATACAATATCATAAATATGTACAGTAATATTCTATGATACGAATACAATATGTGAGTTACATATCACCAAAATATATAATTAAGTATATTTAAAATTTATAAATGACATCAAATTATTACCAATAGTAACTAATAAATTAGGGTTCAAATAAAGAATTCTTAAAATTATCAATTTTAGTATTTAAGTTTGTATTATTTTTATCATTTATATCATATCTAAGTTTTATTTTATTCAATGTATTTTTAATACCATTTTTTTTATTATCTAATGTCATTGTTTCAATGTTTTTGTAACTATAATACATCATAAAAAGTATAGCTAACAATACAACACATATAATTATCCAACAGGTTCTACTATTATTATTGAAATCAGACCGTTTCATTGCTATATTCAAAAATACAGGTATCAAACAACCGATTAATATAAATACAGCTTCTAATATAGGACTAATTTTTTCAACTATGTTCTTGTAATGTTCTAATTTATCATCTCCAACATCCATATCATCATAGGATGTTAAATATGTAAATAAACCAATTACACCAGCACCTAATAATCCAGCACAAAAATTAGAAAATGTATTACCCAACATACCTTTAGAACCTTCAATAATATCATATTTACTTCTTAAATTATCTACAAAATTATTAGTTGTATTTCTATTTTTAAGAACTTCTTTTGGTATTTTTAATGCTTCACATCCAAATGAATCTAAAACATTTGTTAAATCCGACATTTTTTTATTTTTTGATATTTCATCTTTGAATCGCAAAACATGATTCATTACTTTTCTCCAATCATGTTCATTCCATTTATTAATTATTTTAAAATTTTCTTGAATATTGTCTTGATGTTTAGTAAATCGTGTATCAACCGAAAGAGGTGATAAAAACGACTGAACGAATATATCATCTAAAGCTTCTGTACCTAATCTCATACCAAAATTATCAATAAATCCAAAAATAATAGCACCGATACCAATAAACATTATAACTCCAATTTTTGAAAATTTTTTACCACCAATATATTTTAGTAATTTTTCTTTATCAAAAACAGTAAAGTTTGTGACTAATAAAATTAACCCAATAAATATCAAATAAAAAATTCCACAATATTTATCTATTTTAACATCTACATTTTCAACAATTAATGCTGAATAATAACAACCTACAAAAAAACACAATAACACAATACACGGTAATAAAAATGTTTTTATATTTATTTTGTTATCAACGCCATTTTCTTTTTCCTCATCATTTGATATAGAAGTTGGTATATCATGACTACCTATTTTGAATAAACATATAATAAAAATAATAACACTAAGTGATAAAAATGTATAATTAAATCCTCTACTCATATATAATAAATATTATATAATAAATATAATATAACATAATAATAAATATTTAATTATATTCTATTCTATTCTATAATTAGTGTAATGTGAAAAACACATTTTGTAAGCTTCTTTGATGGTTTGTACATTAGGATATAATGTTTCTAATTTAGTTGTATTAAGTTTATTATTAGAACGTTTAGAAAGTAATATTTTATTTTGTTCTTCTATACTAAAATTATTCCATTTAAAATTAGGATTAATATGTGTTTTATACATGTCTAATATTTCATTATGACTAATTGTGTCTGGATTCGTCAAGTTCATTGTACCAGTTGTTTTATTTTTAGACATATCTAATGCCAATGGTAAAAGTTCTGGTAAATACGACATTGAATTCTGGATAGAGCATATTTTATCATATTTAGTTATTTTTGTTATAAAATTACGAGGATTATCGTAATTAACTATAGGCATTCGTATTCTTAAATTTAATACCGAGCCTTTAAATTGATACATTAATCTATCGGTAAATCCCTTTACAACTGAATAAGAAGAACCAAAAAAATCTGGAATATCATTTTCAGTATAACCAGGTGATCCTTGTATATCGGTACTTTCTTGTGAAAATATACATCCAGTTCCAAGATAAGTTAAATGAATCTTTTTACGTTGACATATTAATGCTAATACTAATGGTGAAAATAAATTATCTCTAATATTATCAACAAGTTTACCTGGTTTTTCTAGATAATCAATTGTGCCTATGTTCGTTCCTTCATATTCACCGTGTGTCCGACCAATAAAACACATAATATGTGTAGGATTAATGTTATCAATTTCTTCTTTTAATGCTATATCATTATCAACACGGATTTGACCAATACTATAATCTATACGTTGTTCCTTTAATAATTTACACATCATAGTTCCTATCCAGCCATTTCCACCATAAACTAAATATTTCATATATATTAGATATATTTAATTATGATTGTAATTTTATTAATATTGGTATAATATATGGTTCCGAATGGGTAATAGTAATTTATATTTACTATATTCCAAGATAACATCAATCTTTATATTATCTAAATAATTTGTAAATACAAAATATTTAGATGATATAAGTTTTATAATTACTAATAACAGTTATCGCAAATCAGCATTAAAATTAAATCCAACGGAAGGTTCTGGTTTAACATATTTATAATTATTATTATTCATAAATTGATCTAATAATTTTTTAAGATTATTTTTATCACACGATATATTATTTGTTGTAAATATTTTTTTATAACTATTTGATATCTTATTTTTATGAATGATTGCATGATAAATAAGGCCATATAAATGGTTTAACTTATTTGGAATATAAAAATTTTTATATTTAACTCTTGTAGCAATCATATTTTTTTGAAAATTTATATCATAATAATTATCACCAACACACCTAAAATCAAATAATACCTTTTTATTATTTATTATAACATGATTTAGTATTCTATGTTTTCCATCTTCAAATCTATTATTTGTAGCAGATGATGCATCTAATAATCTTTTTACCAAATAATAATCATTTACGAGTAAGTCAACATCTAAATGTTCATCTATATGAATATTATTAGGCATATCTTCAAAATTTCTCATTACAATCCATTTTAATTTTGAATTACTATTTAATATATCAAATACATGAGATAAAGAATCAAACCGTTTTTGCTCATAATACGTATCAAATAAATTTAAAGCTACAAGATTATCCTTTGTTTCTTGTATATTATCTGTTCCATGTATCGAATAATCATTATTTCTTAATGTTTTTTTTAAATCAAATATTTTAGTATTTACCAATCTTTTACCTTTGGATGTATTCCTTAATTTATATATAGCATCATAATCATGTATTAGATAAATATTAAATTTAGTTTCACCTCTAAAATCATCTACGTTCATATTATAAAATTTACTCATAATAAATTTTTTATCATTAATTTTTGTATGTTCAATAAATTTATGTAATGAAAGTTTATTATCCTTAATTTTTTTTAAAATGTAATCCTTTTTGTATTTTTGCTTCCAATCTATTATTATATGTAATTCTTTATTATAATTATTATTTCCAATAAATGATTCTTTTATCTGCAATGGACTATCTATCCGTATATCATGTATATTTCTTCCCCAGTGTGATATTTTTTTAGCATTATTACTATAATATATTTCGTCTCCACTCATATTATTCGGATCAATATACCAATCTAAATGTCTAGCAGAATAAGGAGCTAAACATCTAAAACAATTTTTGTTTGGAAAATTGATTGGTATATAATCACTTCTTAGAAGTTGAAATGTTGTATCTATAGGACTTATTTCAATTTCATAATTTGTATTTTTAAAACTGATTTTTTTATGCTTAGTAATTTTGGGATCCCAGTGATATGATTGTTGTTTTAACACTGCTTTTTTTTTGGGATAATAATCAGGTATATCATCTATTCTTATAGCTGGCCCAACTCCATTGAGTTTATATTTATTTAATAAATAAATATAATATTCTAAAATATCACCATTTACATTATCTAATTCTATATCTGGATCAGTTACAATATAATATTTAATGTCCGAATTTTGTAATAAATATTCTCTAACTGCTTTATAAACATTTTTATGATTATTAGTTTTGGACCAATATACTTTGATTCCCTTCCTTTCTTGTTCTTTTAAATATTTTATTGTAGGTTTATATGTTGATTTAGAATCAAAATATATAATTTCAAAAGGTGTTTTAATTAATCTATTGTATGACAACACCGATTTTTTTAATACCTTTAATCTATCATGAACTATTATAAATATAGGGATAATAGACCCATATTTTTTATAAAATTTACTTTTTTTAAAAATTTTATCTAGTGTATGAATTATATTAGAATCTTTTATAATTCCATATGGTTTTTTTGTTTTACTAATATTGATTCCTAAAGAAAAATCATCGTTTATACTAGCCCAACCAAAATCACATAAATGTATTTTATTATCTTTGATTAAAATTTCATTAATTTTAATATCATTATGTTTAATGTTATGTTTTTTTAAATCGATTAAAATAGAGTTAATTTGGGTAAGATAATCATGTGGTATATTATCAGAATTAACTTCTTCCCCACAATATGTTGAAACTATTTCATTATTATTAAAACTTATTATTTTGGGTGCCCACTTATAATTATGTTTATTAAGTAATTTTAAAATATAAATTTCTCTTTTAACAACATCATATTCTTTAAATTTTGCTACAACTTTTTTAATATATTTTTTATCTTTACTAATGTACATATCTGAAGTTACCCCATGACTATTAAATTTTACATATTTAATATCATTAAAATGTTCTTTTTTATTAAAATATACTAATAAACTAATTAATATACAAAAAATAGTTAATATTTTAAAAAAAATATTCATTATACTATAATGAATATTTTTTTTTAAATATTCATTATACTATAATGAATATATTAATAACTGGTGGCTGTGGATTTATTGGATCTAATTTTATAAATAGTATTTTTGATAGTCCAACTATAAATAAATTAGTTAATTTAGATGCGTTGTACTATTGTGCTAATGAAACATATATTGATGAAAATATACGAAAACACGATAAATATGTATTTATAAAAGGAAATACACGTAATAAAGATTTAATTAATACTATTTTAGAAACGCACCAAATAACACATGTGATAAATTTTGCTGCACAATCCCATGTATGCAATAGTTTTTCTAATCCGATACAATATACGCATGATAATATTTTAGGAACACATAATCTATTAGATTGTTGTTATCATTATCATATTAGAGATAATAAAATTCAAAAATTTATCCATATATCAACAGACGAAGTTTATGGGGAATCATGTATAACTGATGATTTCGAACAAAAGAAAACAGAATCATCAATATTATGTCCTACAAATCCATATGCTGCAACTAAAGCTGGAGCAGAATTAATAGTACAATCCTATTATCATTCATTTGGGTTTCCAATAATAATAACACGAAGCAATAATATTTATGGTAAAAATCAATATCATGAAAAACTTATACCTAAATTTATTAAACTGTTAAAAGAAAATAAAAGGCTAACAATTCATGGAGAAGGTAAAACTATAAGATCATTTTTACATGTCGATGATTTATGTAATGCTTTTAAATTAATATTGAATAATGGGACTATTGGAGAAATATACAATATTGGTAGTGAAGATGAATATTCTGTGTTAGATGTTTCTAATATCCTAATAAAAAAAATTAAAAATAGCGAATGTGTAGAAGATTATATATCATTTGTTGAAGATAGACCATTTAATGATACGCGATACTGGATTAGTGATGATAAAATTAAAAGTCTTGGATGGATAATACAAAAGAAGTTTAATGAAGAATTAGATACATTAATATTGTAATTATAAATTTACTTATTAGATTTTATAAAATAAAACTAGTATATAATTATATGAAACTAGAATATAATTATATGAAACTAGTATTTTGTTTGGGTTGTATACTATTAATTGTGCTATTAACTAAGTACAAAGAACCATTCTATAATAGTTCAACGCCAAAAAAAAAGGTAGCAATATGTTTTTTTGGATTAACACGATCATTAAAACATACAATTGATAGCATTAATACTAATATATTTCAACCTTTAAAAAACAGTAATATTGAATATGATGTATTTTTACATACATATAATTTAAAACATCTTATATCAATCCGAAGTAATGAGAATTCAAAATTAGATACGAATGAATGGAAATTATTAAATCCAACTTATTATAAAATAGATAATCAAGATAAATTTGATAAATCTTATGATTATGAATATATAAAAAAATATGGCGATGCTTGGAACAATAATCACTCTAGTACAATTAATTTTATTAGACAATTAAATAGTTTAAAACAAGTTTGGAAATTAGTAGAATCAACAAAAAATAATTATGAATATTTAATATTTTTACGACCTGATTTAAAATATACAACTAAATTAGATATAAGATATATTAATAAAAATGTACATTCAAATATTATTCTTACTCCTTATTGGCATAAATGGGGTGGAGTAAATGATAGAATAGCAATCGGTAATTATAATACAATGGAAAAATATGCTAATAGACTTGATGATGTTTCCGATTTTTTAGAATCAACTAAAAAACCACTTCACGCAGAAAAATTTCTTAAATTTGTAATGAATAAATATAATATT